ATGACTACCGCGTGGGCGACCCCGTGGTGTTCAAGACGGAAGGTGCTGGTGTGCTCGACACCGCACTGACTGCCAACACGAAGTATTTCGTGGTGGATGTCACCAAGACCAGCATCGCCGTGTCCGCCACCAAGGGCGGCGTACCGATCACCCTTGCTGGCGCAGGCGGTCAAGCTGGCTCCGGTATTGCCTCCCTGGCAGCTGCTACTGCCGGTGCGGGCTACACCCCTGGCACCTACACCGATGTCCGCCTGGTGCAGACAATCGGTGGTGGCAGTGAGTCCAGCGCCCGCGCCACCGTCGTGGTCCCTGCTGGTGGTGCCCTCAACGCCGGTGCCATCACGATCACCTCAGCCGGTAAGGGCTACACCACCGGCGCCGGCACCATCTCCTTGAGCGGCGGCCGCAACGCTGCTGGCGATGCGATCGACAAGACCGCTCCCGGTACTGCCTTTAGCGGTACTGCGACGCTGACAACTGCCCGGGAAAACACCACCGGTCACATCAACATCGGGTACTCCGAGTACAGCGTGACCTGCATGGTGCAGGAATGGTCTCTCGACTTCAGCCGTGAGTCCATTGACATCACCACCCTGCCTTGCAGTGTTGGTGGTGAAGCTGACAAATACGCCAGCTTCCGCACCACCATCCCTGGCTTCGCTAGCGGTTCTGGTTCGATGAGCGTTCTGTTCTCTGGTGACAACACCAGCATGAGCAGCCGCCTGATTGCCAACTCGCTGTTGAAGTCTCAGGCCGGTGCGACGGTGAAGCTGTACGTCAACGCCATTGAAGGCAGTGGCGGCGTCATGGACGACACTGCTTCGTCCTATATCGAGGCACCCGTTTCGCTGGAGGGCTTCTCCATCTCGGTGAACACCTCCGACGCGATCGTGGCTTCGATCAACTTCAGCCTGTCTGGTCCTCCCAGCCACCTGTTCAACCTCAGCCTCGCCTGATACAACAGGGTCGAGGAGAGCTTGCCCCGCGAAAGCGGGGCTTTTCTGTGTTTATCCTTGGTTGGTCGGTGGTGACTCCCGGCCGGGCAGTGTGGGGGGCTGATGCCCTCCTGGCCTGTCTATAGTGCTAGAGAGTCACACGAATACGCATGGCTACAGCACTTGAGCGGCTAAAAGCAGCCGTAGCGATGAAGGCTACCCGTCGCAGCATCACGCTGCCGAACGGTGATGAGTTTGAGTTTTACTCCAAGCCTGTGACCCTTGCTCAGCGAGCAAGAGCGCAGAAGACGGCGGGGAATGATAACCCTGCTGATTTTGCGCTTCAGTTACTTGTCATGCTTGCGCAGGACGAGAACGGCCAGAAGCTATTTAGCCCTGGCGACGTGGCAGAACTTCGCAATGAGTTGCCTGCCAACGTGGTTGAAGGCTTGATGCTGCAGCTACTGCAGGATGCAGAGCCCGAGGAGAGCGACGAAGCGCTCGACCCAAAATCATCCGCAAGCAGCTCGAAAAGGACAACTTCTTAGTGCTACAGCTAGTGGTAGCCGAAAAGCTTGGCTACACGCTGGCAGAATTACAAGAGCGGGCCACAGTCGAGGAGATGTTGCTGTGGTCTGCTTTTTACGAGTACCGCAGCGATCAAGAGAGATCTGCGATGGAAAAGGCCGCACGACGGCGGCGCTAGGCTGAGTAGAGCCTAGGCGGCATTTTGGCGACTACCTACGCGGTTGATCTTAAGTTCGGTGCTCAGACACGCGAGCTAGACGCGAGTGTCGCCAAGCTCAATAATGTCGAGCGTGCGGCAAAGCAGTTACAAGGCACTGTTAATAACACCAAGCTTGATGCGCTGACCGGTGCGCTGAACGTATTGCCTGGCGGCGCTAACGCTGCGGCAAATGGCATTCTTGGTTTTACCAACCGCGTCAAAGACCTTAAGGCTCAATCGAAAGCGGCCGCTGCGGAAGTCGTTGCCATGCAGGCGGCGATCAACTCCAAGCGGGTTCAGCTTGGCGCCAAGGGTGGCATCGGCGGTGAGGCGATCAAGCGTGAGATCGAACAGATGGAGGCGGCCCTTGCCGGGGCAAAAGGGTCTCTTAGTGGCATGGGTGCTACTGCCGGCCTCGCCGCCGTGGCCGTGGCAGGCGTGGCAGCAGCAGCGGTGGCAGTGGTCAGCCCCATGGTGCGGTTTACCAATGAGGTGGACCGTAACCGGCAACAGCTAACGCTGTTTACCAAAGACATCAAGGTCACGAATCAGATCATTGCCAGCCTGCAGCAGACGGCTGATGCAACAAGTCTTGGCCTGCCTGGCTTGCTAGAAGCAACCAAGACGTTGAGCGCTTATGGCATTGAAGCGCAGAATGCCGGCGCAGCAGTCAAGATGCTGGGCGATCTGGCGCTAGGCGATCAGGAGAAGCTATCGCGCTTTGCGGTCAACTTTGCGCAGATTGCAAGCCTTGGGAAGGCTTATACCGTCGACCTAAAACAGTTCGGCATGGCAGGCATCCCAATCTTTGATGCCTTGTCAAAGGTCACCGGCAAGAGCACTGCCGAGATCATGAAGATGGCTGAGGAGGGGCGGATTACTTACCCCTTGGTCGTCAAGGCGCTGCAAGACCTGACTAAAGAGGGTGCATCGTTCTATAAGGGTGCCGAACGCGGCGGGACAAATCTTGACCGATCGCTAAACCAGCTGCAAGGTAGCTGGGAGAAGCTCAGTCAGATTATTGGCGCGACACTGACGCCTACCGTCACTGAGGCGATCAATGTCATCAAGGATCTGATTGATAGCTGGATATCTGGCATTGACCAGATGGGCCGCGCTTACGATAGGTTCCTGAATAACTTCAAGGGCAAGACACCTGATGCGATCAAGGGGCAGATTAGTCAGCTTGATAAGTACATTCAGAACAATGAAAAACAGCTAGAGAAAGCTGGCGAAGGTTCAGCGGCCAGACAGCTACAGCGAAAAGTTGATGAGCTGAAGAAGCTTAAAGCTACGCTTGAGGATGACCTCGCAAATTTTGGCAAGCCCAAGCAGGCAGGGGGCAAGAATGATGACTTGACCGAGCGGGCAAAGTTAGCAGCTGATGCAGAGGCTAAGGCTAAGGCTGACGCGCAAGATGCCGTAGCCAAGCTGCGCAAAAGCGAAGCAGAGAAGATTGCCGAGATTGAGCTGAACAAGGCGCGGAGTCTTGCTGATGCACGGCTTGGCTATGAGCGTGATTTGGCAGACTTCCGCGTTAGCCAGATTGAACGTATTGCAAACCTTGAGCGACAGTTAAACGACGAGCGCGTTCAGGCTGAGTTTAAACTGGCGCAGGCTAGAGAAGAGCTGTTAGGTGGTCAGCGCCAGCTTGACCTGACTGCTGACATTATTTCTGCCAGGGCGCAGGGTAAAGACACCACAGCACTTGAGGGTGCGAAAGAGGCTGATGCGTTCCTGACAGCATCTGCGCGTAAGCGGGCCGAGATTCAATTTTCTGCAGCGACACGTTCTGTGGAGCTGGAGCGTCGGCTTAGTGATTTCAAGCGGGAATCACAGCGTCAGCTGGGGCAAATGCAGCTGGCGTATAGCCGCCAAACCGAAGACATCCTCAGGCAGGCCGGCACTGCTGTTCATGATGAGATGGTCAAGGGCGCCAAAGAAGTAAAGGCAATCCTGGAGTCAGTCAACATGACGCCTGGCTCTGGTGGAGACGGGGATACTTATGAGCAGCCCGGTGTCGGGACGTTTAGCCGTTCAACAGGCCGCCTGGTAGCAGCAGCTGGCGGAGCTGGCGGCAAGATTGTTGAGCACTTGCACGGTGACCCTGGCCGTGCGGGTTACGACCGAAGGGGCCACGGCACAGAGGCTAACGCCCACGATCACTTTGCTTTTGATAGTGAGGCTACTACCAAGAAGGTAATGGAGGGGCTTAAGAAGCTTGGTTATACCATCACCGAGTTTGGCGTTAAAAGCGGGCACGCTACCAATAGCCTTCACTACAGCAATCGTGCTTTTGATGTGCCTTGGAGCCAGTTTGGCTCTGGGCCTATCGGGCAGGGTGATTTTAATAAGAGCCGTCAGTTGCGCAAAGACGTTGAAAGATTGCTGGGTGGATCGGTGCCCGCAGCGTCAACAGTTGCGTCTAACAATATCGTTCCTACTGCAAGGCCGCAGGCTGCGCCAGCTGGCATTCCAGTGACGTCACCTGGGCTGGAGGATGCTAATAAGAAGCTTGAGCAGTTCAACCAAGATCAAAAACGGTTAGAGCTTCTGCGGTTAGAGCAAGAGGGTACGCAGCAGCTAGCCGATAAGGTGGCTGAGCTAACTCTGAACAGAGCGGACCAGCTGCGGACAATGCAGCAGTCCAATCAGCTAGAGCAGCAAACGCTTGAGTTGATGAGAACTGGCATCAGCCCTGAGCTAGCAAAGCAGCTTGCTACGAACGAGCAGTTTGTGGCCAACTACGGCATACAGCTTGAAAAGCAGCGGTCTATTCTTGAGGCTGCTGTTCAGGAAAAGGATATTACGACCAAGACAAGGGAAGAGAGGCAGAAGCTGCTAGACCTTGTGAATGGCCAAATCCAAGCGCAGCCGGGCTTGCTTGATCAGTTGAACCAAGAAGCAACGCAGACACAAGCCTTGGCCGATCAGCGTAGCGCTCAAGAACAAGCAAAGTCTGACGCGCAGGGCATTAGTAGCACCATTACCGGCGGCCTTAAGGATGCAATCAAGGCGGCAATCACTGGTGGCGACGTAAAAGCAGCGCTTAGCAACATGCTTGGCAGCCTTGGTGATCGGCTGCTTGATATGGCGTTCAGGCCCTTGGAGCAGATGTTGACTCAAGGACTGACCAACATGCTGACACCAGCTGCGAATCAGCAAGTGCAGGCTGCATTTATCATGCAAGGCGCTAGCGCTCAAATGATTACAGCTGCCAATACTTATGCAGCGGCAATGGCGGCAGGAGCTGCTGGCGGAGGTGGCGGGTTCAGCCCATTAGGGATTCTCGGCTCTGTGTTCAGCGTGGCTGGCGGGGCGTTTGGCGGTGGTGCCTTCGGGTCTGGCTTCAACCCGCTGAGCACTACCAAGCTGTTCTCTGGTGGGATCTTCGAGGGTGGCGGCTATACGGGCAACGCCCCGCGAGCTGGTGGCATGGATGGTAAAGGTGGCTTCCCCGCGATCCTGCACCCTGGCGAAACGGTGACCGACCACCGCTCTAGCGCTGCACGCTCTGCCTTGAATGGAGGCGGCAGTGGTGGCGGAGCACCTTCAATGACGCTGAATGTCACCGCAACGCAGATTGCCGATGAGCGCTGGGTGAAGGTGGACGACCTTGATGCAGCGATGAGCAAGGCAGCGCGGCAGGGTGCTGCCATGGGCGAACGCCGCACACTGGACCGCCTGCGCCAGTCACCTAACACCCGCCGTCAGCTCGGGA